ATGTGGCGCGGAAGAAGCGAATCGAACCGAGATCGGAGGGTACGGAACATCCTCGAGTGCAGGCTAGTCGCCGATCCGTCGATGCCAATACTCCGGATCTCTGCTGTCGTGGGCTACCGCGAGTATCCGGAGGGCAGGCGACGTGTCCAGATACACGACGTGATAAGGGAATCATTGGATTCGGACGCGGCGAACGGGCAGGTCGGCCGCGACATGGCGTGCCGGACTGCGGGCCATCGGCCACCCGCGCATCAACTCGACGGCCGCCTCGAATCGGGCCAGGAACTCTGCGCCGAGGCCCGACCTGCGACGCTCGTACCAAAGCGCCGCTGCCTCAAGCTCCGCACACGCCTCTGGCTCGAGCCGTACCGGCCTCGTCACTGGCTCGCGAGGCGATCCCTGATCTGTTCGCGAACCGCGTCCCACGGCTCGCCGGGCGACGAGCCGTCCATGACTCGACGTGCCCTGCGTTCGATCTCCACTGCCCACGCGGCCTGGACCTCCGCCAAGTCGGCTGGGATCTCATCGAGACTGGCCAGCAGCTCGGCGGCGATGTCAGCGCGGTCTTGCGCCGACAAAGCCAGAGCATCCCGCAGGACCCCGGCGGCGTTAGCGGTCATGTGCGGACTGTAGCGGCAGCAGGTAAGTTTGGTGGCGCGGCCTGGAGCGGGATAACGGATTCGAACGGCGGGCGTTGGGTGGCCAACTGTGACCATCGCTCAGGACAGCACTCTCGTCGAACTGGTCACGGGCTGGCACTGACGGGCGCTCGGGTTGGCCCCGGGTTGGCCCCACGAGGCAATCCTTGCCAACCCTTGCGCTGCGCGAATCGCCTAGTTTATAATGAGGGTGCGGGGCGGATTTAGGACCTCCGCCCCGACGACCAGCAAGAGCATAGGAGGCTCTCGATGGCAGACCAGATCGTAACCCTCAGCGGGGCGCTCAAGCGAGCGAGTGGCGGCCGCCTCGTCGCCGAGATCAATTTCGCCGACCTCTTCGACCGGATCTCGGGCAAGCAGGTCGCGGGGGTAGGTGACACGATTGGCATCGGCGACGGCGAGTACGTGCTCAGGGGCGTCGGGTCGCGATTCAAGCGCGGTCGATACTCGCTCGTCTATCTCTATCTCGACGAGGCGTCCCCGACAGTCGCCGTGACGACGGATCCGGCGCCCGCCGCCCCAGTCTCGAACCTCATCGAGGTCCGCTACGGCGAGTGCTACCCCGATCCCACGGGCGGGCACGACACGTTTCGCCATCACCGTCATGGGGTGCTGACCGTGGTTTCGACACGGAGCCAGTACTTTCGCGAGGACGGGATGTCGTTCGGGGTGGGCGACGAGCGCGGCCACGTCTACACGCTGATGTGCCGGCCAGCGACTGAGGAGGAGGTCCAGGCCGTGGTGGCACGGGAGACGGCGACGGAGACTCGCTCGGCGGCCGAGCGGGCGCGGCGCGAAATTGCCAACGAGATTCGCGAGCGTGGCCAACGCCCCGATGGGGTGGTCGTCCCAGAGCACGAGGACGGGGCCACGCGTGTCATGGACCGTCAGTCGATCTACGGCGGCGGAGACTGGTTCGTGGTCACCTCCAGTCGCATCTGGTACGTGCTCAACAACGGCCGCGACGGCGATGACTGGGGACTGAACAACGTTCGCACGGGCGGCGCCGGGGCCATCGGCTGGTACGTGGAGCGGACCGATGAGCTAGTTGGCCGACTGGACTCGGTCAGCAACACGCTAGAGGGAGTGACGTCATGACGACCGCGCACACACTGGGCCGCCTCGCGGCCCGAATCCAGGCGATCTTGGGGCCGAGGTGGGATCTCCGCCCCAACGGCCCAACCGCTCCGGTATTTTTGCATCGGCCCCTTGCCGCCGCGCTCGCCCGGGCCGATGCCCACCAGCGAGAGCGGCTGTGCGAGATCATCGAGCTGCTGACACCAGATGTGTGGGCGGCGGGGCGGCAGCACAACTGCTACGAGCGGACGGATTGGTGGCTCGGCTGGGTGGCCGAGGGGCGGGGACTGGCATGAGCGGCGAGGGGCTGCGCCTCGTGCGCGAGACGGTTGGGCTCACCCAGGCCGAGGCCGCTGAGCTGTGGGGGTGTGATGTGGGGACGTGGGCTCGCTGGGAGCGGGGCGAGGCGGCGATCCCGAGCTACCTCGGGATCCGCTGGTGGCTGCGCGAGCTGCACCGCCAGCTGGGGCGCTGCCCCAGCTGGCACCACAAGCAGGGCGCGGAGGCTCGCGAGCCTCGCCAGCGCTGGCTCGCCGCCGCGGCGGCCCTGATGCGCGAGCCGAGCGAGGCGACCACGTGAGCGGCGGGGGTCACGTCCTCCGCGTGGGAGCGCTCTACGCGCCCACCCGCACCCGCTGGGAAGAGGGAGGCGAGTACAATTTCATGGGCGGCATGCACGAGCTGCGGTTGTTTTGGCCGCGACTCAACCGTCGGACGGTTGACGCGGTCCGCACTGGCCAGGCGGATTTCGCGCTCGTGGTGAGCCCGCCCGTCCTATTCCTGCTCTACCAGATCGAGGGTGCGGCGGCGTGGTCCGACGCGCCGTACTCGTGGCACCTCGTGCCAGCGGACCGACGCGTTCTCCCGTCGCCCGTGGGGGAGACGGAAGAGGCGCGAGACTTGCTCCAAATCGTGCTCGTCGACGCTGAGACGGGGATCGTGCGAGCGCTGCGCGTCGTGAGCTGGTCTCCGTCGTTTACGATCGCGATTCGCCTGGCCATCGCGGCGCAGGCGGAGCGCCCGTGGGACCCGAGCGCCTACCACAGGCGGCTCAGCGAGATCTACGCGGCCGCGCCCACGACGGAGCACCTGCTCCGCGCTGCCACCGCGCGGACCGTCGGCGGAGCGTAGGCCCTTAACGCCAGAGACCGCCCCGGTTGCCCGGGGCGGTCTCTTTTTGCCCTGCGTCCGACACGGCGCGGGGGATTATGCGGGCTGAGCTCCTCGGCCGTCCCAGGGGCGGGCGTGGCCGGCGGCGACGATGGCGGCGTTGAGGTGCTCGCCATCCACCGTTCGCCAGATCTCGGCGAGTAGGCGGCCGTACTTCTCGCGCGGGTTGGGGTCGCCGGGGCGGGGCGGCTGGTGCGAGCGGAGCACGAGGGGCCAGGCTGAGGCGGCGTCCTCGGCGGCGTGCTCGAGCCACTCGGCCAGCCAGGCGCGCGCCAGGAGCCCACGCGGGCGGGAGGCGCCGCGCAGCTCGGGCGCGGCGGCGTCGAGCAGGCGGACGGTCTCGACTCGGCGCACGTTGAGTCCCAGGTCGAGCTCGAGCGTGAGCGTGTCTCCGTCGAGGACATCGACGGGCCGCGCGCGGAACACCCAGTCGTGGACGGGCGCGGTCATGCGGCCGGCCCGTGCCCGAGGAACTGGGCGCGGATGCGGCGGGCCTCGGCGACGAGCTTGTCGCGCTCGGCGTCGCGGGCCTCGCGGTGGAGCGCGGGCACGATCTCGTCGACCACGTGGGCGAGCGCCGCGCGGAGGCCGTCGAGCTCGGCGCGCAGGTCGCGGCCAGGCTGGATCAGGTCGCCGCCAATCGGGATCACGGCGACGGCGTTCCACGGGCGCCGCTCGTTGAACTGGCGCTCGTCGAGTGCCTGGGCGATGCCGGCGTAGTCGCCACCGCTGATGCGTCGGGCCGGGTTCATGAGCAGCAGTCGCCCATCAGCGGCGCGGCGCACGGCGCACCAGTGGCCCGCCGGTCCCCAGGCGTGGGAGCCCAGCACGATCGGCCCCTGGCCGGCGTAGTCGTTGAGCCAGCGCCAGGTGACGTCGGTTTCGCGGATCACGGCCGCGGCGGCGTTGGCCAGGCCGAGGTAGTGCTCGAGCGTGCGCTGGATGCCGCTGGCGTCGCGCGCCGTAAGCCCGACCTCGGCGTTGACGATTTTTTGGGCGACCATCCAGTCCGCGACGCCCACCCGCTCGGCTTGCATCATCGCCTCGTCGCTGGCGTGGCCGAGGAGTTTGTGGAGCCCGAGCGCGACGAGCGCCCACCATGTCGCCACGATCGAGCAGGTCCAGTCGTGCAGCTGGACGCGGTGGCGCGAGTCGGGCACGTACGTCAGGCGCGCGAGCGGGCGGGCGGCGGCCGGCGCGGTCATCGTGTCGGCTCGTGGCGGTGGACCTGGCCGGTGGCGACGAGGTAGACGTACTGGGCCCCGCTCGTGCCGTAGGCGAGGCTGTACTGGTGCTGGCCGTCGCGGGTGGGACGGCCGTGGGTCAGCTCGGGCATGAAGATCTCGCGGGTGGCCGGCGTGTCGTTGTGGCGAGCCATCGCGGCCGCGATGCCGGGGCCCACGCCGTCGAAGCTCGGGATCTGGGGCGGCGGTGCGGGAGCTGGCGGCGGGGTTGGGGTTGGCTTCGGCCTCGGCTTGGCGGCGCCGTTGATGCGGGCCGCCGCCTTGCGGAACGCCGGGTAGGCCGGCATCTCGACCCCGCCAGGGCCGCGCAGGCCGAAACCCCGGTACTCGTGCCCGCAGAACCAGTCGACCTGTGCCACGGCCTTGTGGTTGGCGCAGGCGTCCAGCATCGCCGTGCAGTACTCGGCCTGGAACTCGGGTGTGACGTCGGTGGTCGGCATCCCCAGCTCGGTGATCCAGATCGGCAGGTCGAGCGCGGCGTAGTCGTCGAGCAGCTCGCCGAGGTACCCGCTGCCCCAGTCGGGCGTGGGCCAGGTGCGGCTGGGGCGCCTTCCGTAGGGGTGGACGGCGAGCACGTCGTAGGTTGCCACGAGCGAGCTGCGCGGGATCGCGTCGAGCCACGAGGCATGGCCGGAGCACAGGCCGCCGCCGACGATCGGCACGTCCAGCCCGCGCTCGCGCACGGCCTGGCGAACGGTTCGGCCGAGGCGGATCCACGAGGTTGGGTCCATCGTCCAGCTTGAGTCGCCAACCGCGTGGTCGGGCTCGTTGCCAACCTGCCAGGCGTCCACGCGGCCGCCGTGGCGCCGCACCCAAAAGGCGACGGCGCTCGGGTCCTCGACGCCGCTCTCGCGGGCGAGCACGGCGAGCACGCGGATCCCGCGCTCGCGCACGGCGTCGAGCCACGAGTCGAGCTCGTGCTCGGGGCGCAGCACCAGGCGTACCCAGGCCGCGTTGGTGCCGACGATCCAGTCCGGATCGAGCGTGCCCGCGGGGTCGACGTTGAGGCCGACGATCACGACGCCACCTACGGACCGACCCAGCGGGCGCGGATGCCGGTGGAGTTCGCGGAGATGCTCGACGCGTGAGTCCCGCTGTCTTTCCTCGCCCTCAACTTCACGGTTTCGCCCCCACTCGGCGCGGAGTAGCTCATCTCGGCCGAAGACGAAGCGAAGTCGCCACCTCCGGAGGTTGGGCATCTGGCGATCATGACCGGACTGAGATCGCTACCGCCGGCGTTCACCTGGGCTGTCAGGATGGCCGATGCGTCCGCCCCGCCGGGCTGGAAATTGAACGTGGTGAACGCCGAAATTTCCCACTTGCCCGCCTTGGGCAAGGTGAACGAGCATCCCGTAACGTCGGCCATACTCGTGGTCAACGTGTAATTCGACCCAAGCAGTACGCCGACCCCATCCTGCCAGGTATGGCCGTCGAGGTTGTCGGCGTTGAGGTTGGTGTTGACGACCCCGTTGCTGAGCGGGATGTTGCCGCTGCTGTTGCCGGGCAGGTAGCCGCGGAGCGTGTCGGCGTCGAGGCCCGAACCGGAGCCGTCGTTGGCCGACGACCAGATCTTGCCGTTGTTGCTTGCAGAGTCGATCGTGTGCAGGCTGTTGTCGGCGTCGAGGTAGAGGTAGAGCCCGAGCACGGTCTTTCTCTCGAAGCCTATGCCGGGCGTCTTGCCGCCGGTGATCGCCGAGCTGATGCGGAGTTGGGCGGTCGCCCAACTCCCGCTTGCCGGGGCCGTGCCGTCCTGGTCGATCCAGGCCTGGCCCGTGAACGTGGCGCCGGTGAGGAGCGCGAACGCGGCGGCCTGGAACCCGTCGAGCAGGTCGGCGTTGAGGTTGGTGTTGACGACCCCGTTGCTGAGCGGGATGTTGCCGCTGCTGTTGCCGGGCAGGTAGCCGCGGAGCGTGTCGGCGTCGAGGCCCGAACCGGAGCCGTCGTTGGTGGAATGCCAGAACGTCGAGGTCAGCGCGACCAGCGACGGCGTACCGCCGGAGAGCTTGAACGTGTAGAAGATGCTCCCGCCGTTTTCCCAGAGGCGGAAGTAGCGCCCCGAGCCGTCCTCCCAATAGTCGATGACGGCCACTGGGGTGCCGGTCACGTCGCCGCGCTGGAAATGGAGCTGGCCGCCCTCGCCTGTGGTGTTTTCGCGGTTGATGAGCGACTGGGCGCCGATCGTGAGCGGCGCGCCGCCGAAATTGGTGTCCGCGTTGACCACCTGGCCCCAGGCCGATACCCCTGGTGCTGTTCCGCGCAGGACCGTGTTGGTCGTGGGGTCGCCGTTGCCGGTGTTGATGCCCAGCTTGAGGAGCTGGTCGCGCACGCCCGAGTTGTGCTGGGCCGCCAGGATGATGTCGCCGGTGACGGCCGTGAACGTGGAGATGACCGTCATCGCAAGATCTCCGGGAACTGTCGGTTCTCCGCTTCGAGGTTCGAGGTCGGCTCGCCTGGCAGCCAGTTGCGGTGTTGCGGCGCGCGGCGCCGGTCCAGGTGCACCTCGATCGCGGGCACCTCGGCGGGCAGCGTCACCGGCCGCCAGAAGCCGCGCAGATCGCTGTTCCAGCACGCGACGCACATGATCTGGGGCTGGGCCAACCACACGAACTCTGCCCCCCCGCACGGACAATCAGCGATCCAGCGCCCGTGATCGGCGCGCGCGGGAATGGCGGCCTCGGGGCCGGCCACGAACGACGTGGGCAGGACGTCGACCTCGTATCTCGCCGCGATCTGGCCAAGCGTGCCCGAGCGCCGAAAGGTGTCGAGGTCCATGCCGAAGTGCTTGGCTCCGTCTCGCATCTAGCCGCGCTCCCGTAGGGCCGCCACGACCTGGCGGAGGGCGTCCTTGATGTCGGCGATCGTGCCCTTTTCGATCGCCGTGTCGGCGGCGGCGAGCTTGGCCTGGTACCTCGCCGCGTCTGGCAGTCCGGTCGGCGGCGGGTCGGCCGGCAGCGGCGTGTTGCCCGCCGCGATCCACGCCTGGGCCTCGACCCAATCGCGATTTTCGATGCTAGGCGGAATCCACGCGCCGTCCGCGAGCCGCCTGAGACCTCCGGTAGCTATGAGTTGGTACATCTTAGATCTCCGCGTCGAACGTCGCGTGGATTCCGTAGAAGTGGCCTGGGAGCGAGCCCGCGGTCGTGGCGACTTGGATGTCGCCTCCGGTCTCTCCGATGCTGGGCGTGACGTTCGTGCAGTCGACGCCGAGGTTCGTGTTTCGGCCCTGGGCGTTGGTCGCGCTCGGGTTGTAGGTCGTGACCGTCGGCGCCTTGACCATCGGGTGCGCCCGGAAATCGACCGGGAAGGAGAGCCAGTTCACGCCGGACATGTACCCGATCGCACGGATCATGCTCGCGGTCCCCGCGTTCTGGGCTGGGGCGATCGCGAAGGGGAAGGTCTTGCGGTAGAACTCCAGACACCGCCAGAAATCCACCGCGGGATCCACGAGTTCGATTGCTCGATCGGCCGCGCCGACGTGGATTGTCGGGAACGCGAGGTGGAAATCGTTCGCGGTGTTGTCGCAAGCATTGACCTGGTTCGCGCTCGCGAGGAAATTCCCGTTCTGCCAGGCGCCGGCGGTGGTCTGGTGGGTCGAGCCCGCCGCCAGCGCCCAGCAGACCTCGATGCCGATGCCGGCTCCCATGTCCCACGTCCCGCCGGACGGGATGGCCGACACGGTGAGGATCTTGTACTCCCAGGTGTTCGCCGCCGCGACCACGAATTCCGCGACATAACTCCTGTCCTTGCCGGAGTTTCGGAAGGAGACGCAGTAGGTGCCGGCCTTTGGCGCCCGAACCCAGAAGGTCAGGGTGAACGGGCGCAGAAAGTACGCGGCCCAGCGCCGCCCGAGGATTCGCTGGCCGATCGTGCAGTAGTCGCCGGCCGCGATCGACGAGTCGACCGTCGTGACGTCCAGGAGCAGCGAGTAGGACGTGTACGGCGTGTGGTTGGCGTAGACCGGCGGAAGGTTCGCCGCCGACTGGGAGATCGTGTGGACCATCGCTCCAGACTTGCGATAGACCCAGCGATCGAGCGTGTAGGCGTTGTCCGCGACCGCGGCAAAGCTCGCGCTGGAGCTCGTGCTGCGCTGGGCGAACAGCATGCGGGCGTTCACCAGCGGGTTCATCGTCGCCGGCCCAGCCCAGGCCGTCCCGATGATCCCGCCGACCAGCTCGGTCCCCCACGCGGGCGTCGAGGCGAAAATCCCGAGCTTCGCGGCGAGCGCCTCGATCTCGTCGCCCAGATTGTTGTGGCCGGAGTCGTGCTCCTTGCCCACGGTGTCGAGCTTGTCTCCGCCGGCCGAGCTGATCGCCGCGAAGCTGGGGAGTGACGTCGGAAAACTAGGCATGCTCGATCAGCCCCACAGGGACGTCCCCCAGATCCCCGTGCCCCATAGGCCGTAGACGTCGCCGAACACCTCCTCGCAGCCGAGGACGGTGTCCTGCATCAGTCCGGCGCTCGACACGACGTGGAAAATCCTCTCGATCCAAAAATGGGCGCTCACGCCGGTCTGGGCCTCCTCGATGGCCACGCGGTCGCCCACGCGGAGCGTGAGCTGGCGGTTCAGGTGGTCGAAGTCGCGGTTGCGAATGCGGATCTCCACGTGTGGCCTGGGCGTGCGGTAGCGCTGGACGTACAGGTCGCACACGCTGATCGCCTGGGGCGGGCTCATCTCGGCCCGCAGCTCGATGGCGCGGCTGACCAGGCCGTAGCGGGCGATCGAGTTGGTCGTCGGCGTGCTCGTGTTGTTGCGCACCGCGACCTCGCTGGTCACCGTGGCGGCCTGAGCGCGGATCTGGATGCCGTTGCTGGTGACGCCGGCCACCGTGGCGCCGGAGCCGCCGGCCGTCAACGTCAGCGTGCAGCTCCCACCGCTCGACCGGTCGATCGTGGCGCTGACGAGCGAGCCCGCGGTCACCTGGTAGTCGACGCCGCCGACGGGCGTGATCGCGCCGCTGAACGGGTCGCTCGGCCGCGCCTGCACGGCGAGGACCTCGTTGGGCCCGAGGGTGATGTTCGCGCCGTACTCCCAGACCTTTGCTAGGCCTTGGAGCGCTCGGCGGCGAACCGTCGCGGTCGCCTCGTTGATGACGCTCCGCTCGGGGTTCGGCGCGTGGAACGCGACGAAGCCCTCGATGTTCGCGCCCGTCGTGTCGCGGAAGGTCGCCTGGACGTTGAGCGACCGCTCCGCCGCTTGGCGGTAGTTGCGCCCCTCGAACCGGACCTTGCCGTCTGGCGTCTCCACGATCGCGGAGCCCGGGCCCTCGCTGTGGAACAGCGCGATAAGCGCGTCGCTCGCCAGCTCGTCGTCGACCCACCACCAGTCGAGCGTGGTCGAGCCGGCCGTCGTCTCATAGTCGCTGACGCCGAGTCCCGCCGCGGCGAACACGACGGCGGCCGCGTCGCTGGTCAGGATGTTTTGGTAGAGCGCGGTCGAGATCCGACGGCGCGCCAGCTTGGCGAACGGTCCGAGCGCCTCGATCGTGACGGACCGCGCCGCGAGCTCGGGGTGCTCCTCGGGCGGCTCGAGCGTGCCCAGAAACACGGGCAGCCCGACGTTGCGCCCGTTGTACGGTCGCGGGTCGTTGTAGGCGACGCCGGCTTGGTTGTAGGCGGTAAGCGTACCCTCGGTCGCGCGAAATCGCAGCGTCGGCCCGGCCGTCACCAGCCCGTAGAGCACGCTCCCCGCGTTGGCGCGTGAGTACAACCGCGAACGGTTGTCCAGCTCAGCGCGAAATCGCCCGGCCATCGGCGGAGCGAACGCCTTGATCTGGTCGCGCCCCGTCTCGACCTCGATCGGCGACCGCGCGAGCACGTCGGACGAGACGTCCTCCTCGGCATCCGCAAAATCGCCGTCGACGTTCCAGTCGATCTCGGTCTGGTAGGTCGCTGTGCGTGGCTGGGGCATCAGATCGTTCGGCCCCGCCGCTGCGCCTCGTCGAGCGCCACCAGCACGGCCGTCTGGACATCCGCGAGGCCGAACACAGCGCCGTGGAAGTGGACCTGGACCGGCGCCGCGCCCGCGTGCGCCAGCGCGAACCCGCCGAGGCCGCCGTGGAATGCCACGCCGGGCACAGGCTCGCCATCGTCTGGCGGCCGGGTCGGGGGCGGCGGGCCGGTCTCTGGCTCCTGCTCGGGCTCGGGCGAGCTCGATGAGCCGCCGCCGCCCAGGCCAATCGCCTCCTTGGCCTTGTCGAGCGCGTTGCGGGCGATTCGGTACAGCAAGTCGCCGATCGCGTCGGCGCCGGCTCGGATCGCGTTGCGAATGCCCTGCATGATCGCGCTGCCCAGGTTCGCGGCCGCGTTGCGTAGAGGCTCGGTCGTGGCCGCGATGCTCCCGCCGATCTGGCCGAGCCACGAGCCCACGTTGCTTACCACCTGGCTCAGTGGCGGGCCGAACGTGTCGCGGATGCCGGTCGCGATCGCCAGCGCGGCCGACTTGATCGGCTCGAGCCGCGTGTCGATCGCGCTCTTCATCTCGTCGAACTTGGTGGCGGCCGCGGTCGAGGTCTTGCCCAGCTCCTCGCCGGTGCCGGCCGTCATCTCGGCCCACTTGCCCTTGACCGCCGTCCACAGCTCGGTGGCCTTGCCCGAGGCGGCGGTCAGCATCTCTCCAAACTTGCCGCTCACGTGGTCGTAGATCAGCACCAGGTCCGAGCGGATGTCCTCGGGCAGCGCGTTCCACACGGCCATGACGGCCGACTTGATCTGGTCCTGGACCGACTGGACCACCTCGCGCGCCGCGTTCCACTTCTCGGTGACGGCCGACTTGATCGTGTCGAGCGCGCCGTCGATCGTCGACTGGATGCCGCTCCACAGCTCGTCCTCGTAGGACTGCAGCGCTCGCCCGTTCTCCTCGGCCGCCCGCTGGCCATGGTCGAGCATCGCCTGCCAGGCCCGCTGCAGGCTGTCCCACGTCGCCTGGAGTCCGGGCACGAGGTCGGCCGCGATCGTGAGCGTGGTCTCCTTGACCTCCTCCCACGCGCCCTGCCAGTCGCCCGACAGCAGCTTGAGCAGCGCGCGGATGCCCCCGCCGATGAGCTCGAACGCGGCCGTCAGGGAGGTCGTGAGCAGCTGCCAGCCCGCCTGGATCGCTGGCAGGTAGACGTCCGAGTGCTCGCGCAGGAAGTTGCCGATGCCACCGAACACCGTGTCGAACGCGGCCAGCAGCAGCGGCAGCGTGGCGACGCCCCAGTCAATGAGGGCCGCGAACCGCTCGCTCGCGAAGTTCAGCGCCGCGCTCACCGCCGGCATGACCGCGGTCGCCACCTGCTGGAACGCCGGGATCAGCTTGTCGCGCACCCAGGTCGCCAGGATCCCGATCGAGTTCGTGAGCGGCTGGATCTGGTCCGAGGCCTCCCAGTCGCGGGCGAACACCTGGAGCACGGTCCGCCACGAGTCGGCCAGCACGCGCATGACAGGCTCGGCCCGCGTGCGCAGGTCCGCGAACCAGTTGACCAGCTCGCCGATCGCCTGGACCACGCCCTGGATCGGCGTCGGTAAGTCGGCCAGGTAGTCGTTGAGCGTGTCGCCGCCCTGGACCACCTCGATGAAATACCGTCCGAGGCTCGTGATCGCCTCGACGAACGGGGCCAGCGCGTCCTTGGCCGTGTTGAACGCGCCGGGCAGGGCCGTCGCCAGCGCCGAAATCAGCGGGGTCAGCAGCGGCAGCGCCGCCGCGCCGAGCGTGGTGAGGATCGACTGGAAGGAGTTTTGGAGGATCTTGACCTGCGAGTTGAACGTCGCGCTCATGATCTCGTAGGCGTTCTTGGTCGCGCCGGCCGCCGTCTGGTTTTGCTCGAGCACGCTCTTGACCGTGTCGAGCTGGCTGATGAGCGTCTGGGCGCCGAGACGCGCCTGCGCGTCCGGAAAAATCATCTGGAGCGCCTCGGCGGCCTGCGACTGCGAGAGATCCCCCAGCAGCGACTTGAGATCCTCGAGCACCTCGATCGGGTCGCGGAACTTGCCAGACGCGTCGGTCGCTGCAATTCCCAACTCGGAGAAGGCTTTTTGCGCGCTCTGCGTTGTCAGCTTCTGGAAGAAGTTGTTGAGGTTGTTGATGTTCTGGCTGGCCGGGCCGCCCTCTTTGGTGACGGCCGCCATGAACGCGCCCAGCTGGTCGAGCGACACGCCGGCGGCCTTGGCGCTCTGGGTCACCGGCCCCATCGACGCCGCGAGCTCCTCGCCGGTGACCACACCCGCGTTGATCGTGTTGAAGAACACGTCAGAGATGTGATTCGCGTCCTCGACGCCCAGCTTGTAGGCGTTCATCACGCCGAGGACGGCCGTGCCGAACGTCTGCGCGTCGGTCTGCGCGGCCGTAGCGCCCTTGGCGAACGTCTCGGCGAGCTTCAGGCCGCCGGCCTGGTCGACGTCGATCGAACTGAAGACGTTGTAGAGCGCGTCGCCGAGCTGGGCCGCGCTCTGCGGGACGCGCGTCTGCATCTCGTTGAGCGCGTCGAACACGGCGCTGGTGTCGATCGTCGGCTTGATCGTCTGGATGTTCGCGACGGCCTGCTGCAGGTCGCCCGCACTCTTGACGCCCAGCGCCATCCCGCCCGCGATCGCGGCCCCGCCGGCCAGCGCCGCCGTGCCGGCCATGGCCAGGCCCGAGCCCAGCATCGAGCCCAGCCCGGTGACCTGGCCGCGCAGCCCGTCGAGGACCTTGGATGCCTCGTCGCGGGCGCGGATAATGAAGGCGAGATCTGGACTAGCCATGGCTCCTCGGGCCGGCTACGAGGCCTGCCGAAGCTGTTGTTGGGTCGCCAGCATTTGGAAGACGGCAGCGACCTCGCCGACGTCGAGCTCGTCGAGGTCATCGAGGCGGTAGGCCGGGAACTCCTGGCACCACCGCACGCGGCGCCACAGGTCGACCGTTTCGGGAGCGGGGCTGGCGTGCATGTTCGCCAGCCACTTCGTGAATTCGGTCAGCTCGCTTTTGGGAGTCCGACCTGGGCGGCCGTGATCGCGGCCGAGATATCGGCCAGGAGCTGGTTGGCCTCCCAGACCGTCAGGTCCTCGATCGATTCCGTGGAGACGGGCAGCGGCTTGCCGTCGGGGTCGACCAGCGACCAGCCGCCGATCATCGGGACCAACGCCCCGAACAGCGCGACGAAGTTGGCGGCGCCGCCGTCTGCCGCCATCGCCGACACCCGCTGAAACTCGGTGAGCGCGCGCACCGTGGGCCGCAATCGGAGCGTGTGGCCCTCGAGCTCGCCCGTGAGGGTGACCTCGCGATAGCGCAGTCTCGGCGGATCGGGCGGGCGCGCCATTAGCTGTAGCTGACCGCGCCGGTGATCTGGTGGGTGGCGCGGATCATGATCATGCTGTTGACGTTGATGGGCGGCGAGACCTCGGTGATGATGGTCTCGCAGGCCAGCGTCCGCACCCCGTCCCCGATCGTCAGGGTGCCAGCCACCCCCAGCCGGTTGAAAAAGAGGTCGAGCGTCCCCCCGCTGGCCGCCGCCGCGTTGTCGTACATCAGCTCATGGCTGAACGTGTCGCCGCCCTTGAGCCCGGCCGTGGCCTCCTTCCAGTCGTCGCCCAGGGTCGTGGTGTCGTGCGTCTCGACCGAGACCTTGAAGTCCAGCGACTTGGTCTGCGCCAGCACCGACCGCGCCGTACCCCCAGAATCATCGACGTCCAGCACGGTCAGGTCCTTGCCGTCAACTCGAGCCATGATGACTGCCTCCTCAAATGCAGGACGCCCGCTCGGTGGCGGGCGTCGGGCGGGTAGATGGGCCGCGGGCTAGTAGCGCGCGAGCCCCATGACGTAGGTGATGCTGGTGCCGGGCACGTGCCTCGTCCGCGTATAGCGGTTGACCGTGCCGTCGACCTCCTTGGTCTCTGATGTGGCGGCCGCGGTGGCCGTGAACGTGATCAGATCGACCCACACGCTGTTGTCGGCCGAGTGCTGGCAAATGACCGTGCCGCTGCCAGTGGCAGCCGTGACGTGCAGGTTGGCGCGGCCGCCGTTGGCGCTCGATGCGCTGTTGTCCACGCTCGACCCGTTGCCGGTCGAGGACTCGGCGCCCAGCGGGTGGAGCAGACGGGCGACCATGCCCGCGCGGCCGTTGCCCGCGAGCGATCCCCGCAGCCGAATCAGGTCGTTGACGTTGATCGGCTGACCACGCGACGCGAGCACCGCCTCGGAGCCGAGCCAGCCGTAGTCGCCCACGGCATCGGCGTCGCCGTCGTAAACGCTGAGCACCCCCAGCCCGGCCGTGTTGTCGCCAACGGCCTCGAGCTGGCGCCCGATGCCGCCAACGTCGGGCTGGTAAAACGCCTCGAAGTCGGCATTCCATGAGCGAAGGCCGCCGTCGAACCCCTTCCACCCGGCGCTGGCAAACGTGGTGCGGTCATGCGTCTCGGCCGACGCCGTGATGTCGATCGAGCTGAGATCGCCGCTCACGTCGCGCGAGCCGAGGTAGACCCGGACCTGCTTACCGTGACCGCGGGCCATCTGTCTCCTCCTCGATCTCGGCCACGTGGCCCTGAGTGATCAGCCACGGCGCGGACTTCGCGAGCAGGGCTGGGACCTCCTCGCCAGACTCGATCCGTCGAGGCTCGCCGGCCTCGACCCAATCAATGCCAGTCGTCGCCACGTACGTCTTCACGGCTTGCTCCCTCCCACCGGGCGCGGCGGCTCGCTGCCCAGTTTGGCGAACAGGTCGCGCAGCTGCTGCGGCACGGGCAGCCCAAGCGCCGCCGCGTTCTCAAAAATCGAAAGGGCCTCGGTCGCGCAGTAGAAGCCCGCCACAACCTCCGCCAGCGGAAATCCCAGGGCCAACTCAGTCTCGGCGAACCATGCCAGTCCAAACAACACCAGCGCGGCCGCCTTTTTCGTCATGCCCTTGAAGCTGGCGGAGCTGCTCAGCTCGCCGCGGTTGAGCGCCACGAGCACCCCGGTCACGACGTCCGCCACCATGAGCACCCCGAGCAGGTGGGCCACCGGCCCGAGGCCGAACCAGGCCGCCGCCAGGACGCCGAAGAGCCCGCCGAGCACCGTCTTCGCGAGCGCGAGCGGCGCCCAGTCTAGCCAAGAGTCGTTCACGCCCAAACCTCCAGATCGATGGTCGCCCCGAGGTACGGCACGCCGTTGACCTCGAGGACGCCGTAGTCGCGCCAGCCAGCCGGGTCGCACGTGTGGACCGCGCCGCCCAGCGTCACGTCACCGCGCAGCGCCGCGTGAATCGACTGGCTGCCCGTGTCGTCGAGATAGGGGTCCAGCCGGTCCTGGCCGCGCGCGATGCCAACCTGGAACGGGTGGACCAGCAGGATCAGCTCGAAGCGCGCCGACGGCACGCCCCCGAGGGTCTCGCGAAAGGTCCCATTCGACGGCTTGACGAGCACGCACGGCACGTGGAGCTGGTCCGGCCACACGTCGTACGTCCGCAGCCCAGTGATCGTTGCGAGCCGAGCCTTGATGCCGTCGCGGATCGCCGAGATGCTGGCCACCTAGCGCTCCCAGGCCGTTTTGAGCTTGCCGAAAAAGACGCCGGCGAACTTGCCCGCCACCTGGCCCCGCAGCACGCCCATGATGCGCCGCATCCAGCCCTTGTGACGGCTGCGCGAGTCGAACTCTAGGCGGCGAGGGTAGAGGTAGCCGGCGTTGGTCGCGTTGGTTCGCACCACGACCCAGCGCGGTGCTTTGACGAGGTTGTTGACCTTGTAGTCGATCGAGCCGCGAAGCGTCCCCTTGTGGTAGGGGGCCTGGGCCTGCATGCGGGTGGCGCCCTCGCGCCCGATCTGGTCGAGCGCCTCGAGGCCAGCCTGGTTGTACAGCTCGGGCGTGAGTTTGGATGCCAGCGCCTGCCAGCCGGTCAGCTCGATCAGAAATCCGACGGACGCCATCAGGCCACCACCCTCCGCCTGAATGGCGCGATCAGCTTGCGCGCGTCGGGGTCAAGTTCGGCGAATAGCCGCACGCTGGTCATGTCGGCCGCGCCGAGCACGCCGAATGGAACCTCCTTGCGCCGAAACAGGCGGATCGTCCCGAGCAGGCACGCCTCCCGAATCGCGTCGGGCGCCGCGGCGGCGAAGCCCCACGAGCCGACGATCTGCACGCCCCGAGCGTGGAGCGGGAACGTGTAGCGCCCGTTTGGCGCGACCGAGACCGCGTCGAACGGCTGAGGGATCGCGTCGTACTGCGCGTTGGCCGGGTCCAGGTCGTAGTCGGTGGACGCCCAGGTGACCTCGTAGGTGCGGTCGCCGTCCTCGTCGGTCTTGAGCGTGGTCACGCTGATCAGGTCGGGCAGCGGCAGCCACGTCGGCGATGGCGCGGTGAACACGAGCGTTTGGCTGTCCGCGTAGAACTGGCGATGGCACTCCTCGTCGATCATGCGGCTCGCCGCCATCACGAGCTGCTCGAGCACGCTGTCGTCGTTGGTGTCGGCGATGCCCAGCCGCGTCTTGACCTCGGCGAGCGTGGCGTAGCCGTTGACGATCGGCACGGCTAGCCTCGCACCTCACGCGCTGGGCCAACCGAGAGCGTGGCCGTGCGCGGCGCGGCGGCCATGCTCGTCTCGACCCCGCCCTCCACGGGTTCGGCCAGCCCCTCGGCGCACCACCTGGCCGCCGCCCGAGGGTCCATGTCGATCACGGTCCCAGCCGCCACGTCCTTCTTAAGGACAGGCACCGACCGCAGCAGCCGCACCAGCATGCTAGCTCGAGCTCCTTGCACGCTTCGGCGTGGCCGATGGCGCCGCGGGGGTTTCGTCCTCGGGGGTTTCGTCCTCGGGGGTTTCGTCCTCGGGGGTTTCGTCCTCGGGGGTTTCGTCCTCGGGGGTTTCGTCCTCGGGGGTTTCGTCCTCGGAGGTCTCGCTGGACACGGGCTCAGGGTCGACGATGGCCAGCGCTACGCCGTCGGTGATCCAAACCTCGGCGATCTCGGACGGGATCTCCATCTCGCGGCCGACGGGCTCGGTTCCCCAGGGGCCGGCCACCGGCTTGAGCAGCTTGATTCGCATGTACCCTCCAGTGGGTCTGGGAGGTGGCCGTGGGCCACCTCCCGCCACGATTAGACCGAGCCCTCGGCCGGCGAGAAGTGCGCCTCGGCAAAGGCGACGCTTGTGGCGTGGGCCGTCGGCTGCTTGCGCGCCCGGTACTGGATCGCGATCACGCCGTCGATCACCGCGTTGGCGGTGCCACGGTCGATCACCGGGCGCACGTAGCGCTTGTTCGGCTTGCACACGTCGAGTACCAGGCATTTGTTGCCGTCGCCGTCGGCCGCTGGCCCAACGTTGGTGCCAGCCAGGCTGGCAAACGTGGAGTCATCGGCCGACTGCTGGGCGAACATGCTGGTCACCTGGGTCGCGGTCAGCGTCCCCAGGAGCGCGATAAAGATCACGCCCTCGTAGCCGAGCATGTCAACGCTCGACCCGTTCTGATCGGACGTGCCCGCCGCGACCGCGTTCATGACGCGGGTGATTCGCACGTGATCGTTGAGGTTCAGGTCCATGATGGTTTCTCCTTGGTGTCGAGCGCGGCGGTTAGGCCAACTTGACTCGGACGAACGCCTCATCGAGCACGGGCATGCCGTCGGACTCCATTCGGCCGATGAACCCGACCTGGTTGGTGGCCGCGTACAGCTCGACCAGGCGCTGAAGCTCAAAGGCGAGCGAATCAGCGATCCAGTAGTAGCTGAGGTCGCCCACGAGCCCGACGTACAGGCCGGTCGTGAACGTGTTTGGCACCCACTCGGACTCGTGGATGGGTCGGGTCAGCAACGAATCGGGCTGGCCGCCGGCCAGGCCGGGCTGCCACAGGTAGTTGTTGTCCGAGCCCTTGAGCTTGCGGATGTTGCGGACCGCGTCGCGGTGGAACAGCCAGCGCGCGTTTCGACGGTAGCCCTCCTTGAGGGCGTAGAACGCGTTGATCAGGCCGTCGGCCGTGATCGCCGTGGTCGTGTTGTCCGTGCTCACGTCGCGGGAGGTGCTGATGCCCTGGCTGCTGGCCGTGAATAGGCCGAGGGGGCGGCCAGCGCCGTTCCCAGTCAGAAACCCCTTCTCTTGCGTCAGCCCGAACTTGTAGGCGAGCCGATCGGCGACCAGGTTCTCGACCGGGATCGCCGAGATCCGCAACAGCTTGCGGCTGAGCTTCACGAGCTTGGAGACCGGGTGTGGCGTGAGCTCGCGCCGTCCGAGGTCCATCGAGGTGTCCTCGCTGACCGTGGCGACCTCGGACGTCCAGTCCGCGTCGGCCGGGTCGGCGTCCAGGCTGGGAGCGCCGAGGCTCTCGGCCATGGTCAACGGGATCACGGTCGCGTACTTCCGCACGATCACAGCGTCGTCGACGGCCTTGATCAACCGCGCGACGAACTGCATGGGCTGGACCAGGTAGCCGCCCGTCTCGGGGTCGTCGGCCTGGAGCGCGCGCATCTCGAGCTTGCCGCTCCCCTCGGTCGCCCGAACGAACTTGGCCAGCGTGCGCTGGTGCTCGCGCATGATGCGCTCGGCGTCCTTGATTGCGGTGGACGGATCGAGGTCGCCGCGCGGGACGGACCGATCCTCGGTGCCTCGCTCGATCTCGTCGAGCTTCTCCATTTGGGCGATGCGCGTGCCGAGCTTGTCGACGTCGGCCATCGCGACGTCCCACCGAGCCTGCTCGACCGCGGTGAGGTCGCGCTTCTCGGCCTCGGCCGCGTCGAGGATGGCCCGGGCGTCGGCCACGATCTTGGCGCGGTCCTCGCGCAGCCCGCGGGTGGTTACTGCCATTGGTCTCTCCTGTCCGTGGTGCTAGCTGGCCGCCGCGAGGGCGAGCCGCCGGCGCAGGTGGTCGATGCGACGCCCCGCCTGGGGCGCGGTGGCCGGGCTGCCCGCCTGGGCAGGCCGGGGAAGCGACAATCCGTTGCGCTCGGCGATGGCCGAGCGGATCTCGACCGCGATGTCCTCGCGGCCCAGCAGGTCGCGCACGATCGATTCGGCCGCTGGGTAGGCGCCCCAGGTGACGGGGCCGACCTCGTAGAGCTTGACCTCGTGGAGCGTGCGCACGGGCGTATCCGCGAGCTGGTCCCACGAGTCGCGAGTGACCGCGAAGGCGAACGAGGCGTCGCGGACGTCGCCCCTTCGCATGCTGGCCACGAGGTCCGTCGCCCAGCTCGTGGGCGGAACGTCGACCTCGAACAACAGGCCTCGCGCGTCCTCCTCGAGGCGGAGCGTCCCGTTGGACTGGCGGCCCAAGATGAAGTCGGAGCGGTGGTTGTAGAGCGACATGACGTCGATCGTCGAGTCCGCCAAGGTGGTCGAGAACGCTCCCGGCGCGATGCGCTCGCGCCAGCCGCCGAAGTCCTCGCTGAGCGTGTCGAAGACGGCCCCATAGCCGCCGATCGTGGGTGGCTTGTCGCCGTCGGCATCACGGGCGCGCAGCTCGACGATTCGCCAGGTGCTGCGCTGGAGATTGGGTCGCATGGGCTAGCCCTCCGCTGCGAGCCCGCACACGCAAAAGCTGTGGACGGGCGGGTGGGTGGTTTTCCGCTTGACGATGAGTTGGTGGGCCTCGCCCTCGCCGGCCAGGTCTTGGCCAGCCTGGGCAAACGGCGTCGAGATTCCCACGACCTGGCCGTTGAGCCGTCGGCAAAAGCCGCACGAGCTGCTGCCGGCCGCGACCCAGCGGACGCGCAGCACGCCGAGCGCCTTCCAGGCCGTGATCGTGACCGCGCCAGCGAGCGCGGTCAGTTCGACGGCGCTGAGCTTGTCGGCCCGCTTCTGTTTCCACTCGTCGAGGCGCTCCTCGACCGCCGCGAGAGGGTCCGTGCCCTCGGCCAGGGCGTCGCCGACCAGGTCGCGAATCTGTGCGAGCGAGCGCTCAGCGTAGACCGAGCTGCCCGACAGGACGTAGTCCCGAACGAATGCGGCGCCGGCGTCGAGGTTTGGCTCGGCATCCAGCTCGGCCGCGGCGTCCTCCTCGAGTGCCTCGCCGTAGGCCAGCATGCTCGGCATGAAGATCCGCCCAACCACCGGCGGCAGGTCGGCGTAGTAGTCCGCCAGCCAGGCGTCGAACTGGTCGACCTCGCCGTCCGCGAGCAGTCGCCGCGCCGCCGCCAGGACGTCCGCGACCTCGCGCCCGACGAGCCTCCCCGCGGAGTCCCGCAACAGGCCGCGAAAGCGGTCGGCCAGCTTGCGACGGGTGGTCGCGCTGCGCTGCTCGCGCCGAGGTGTCGCGAGCGATCGAAGGTGTGGGGTCGATCTGACACCGAGGTTGGCCAGCTCGGCGTTGACCATGTTGAGCGGCTGGAGGTAGACGTCACCGATCGCCGGATCGAGCGGGGACATGTTTTCGAGGCGGCGGATGTCGTTGGCGCTGAGAAACCCGTTGGAGCGGCCGGTGGCGTAGGCGGCGTAGCGTGACTGCTGGTCACCGCGCAGCAGGCCGTCGACCAGGTGCTCGGCGAAGTGGAGCTCGAATCCGTCGAGGAGATCGCGCTTCAGTACCTGCTCGATTCGCACGAGCCACGGGCGGATCGTGTGAACGACGAAATCGATGCTCTGGTGCTCGATGTTCGTGAAGGTGGCGCGCTCGAGGTCTTGAATTAGGTGGGGCGGCACGCGGAAGAGCCGTGCGATCTCGTTGGTCTGGAATTTGCGGGTCTCGAGGAATTGTGCGTCGCGCGCCGGCACTCCGATCTGCTGCCACGACACCCCCTCCTCGAGCACCGCGACTCGATGCGACGTCTCTAGGCCGCGATGGGCACTCTCCCAGGTCTCCTTGAGCCGCTTGATGCCAGGCTCGGAGAGGCCGCCCTTGACCGTGAGGACCCCGCCGGGCGTGCTGTTGTTCCCGAAGAACTTGGCGCCGTACTCCTCGGTAGCAGCCGAGAGCGCCACCGACTGGCGCGCCAGGTGGATCGGTGAGTAGCCGACAAATCCGTCCGGCGAGAGCCCGCGGAAGTGGGCGACCTCGCCCCCGACCAGGCGGCGAGCCTGCCCGTTCGGCGGTTGGTAGGTGTAGACGAGCCGCCCGGTCTCTGGATGCCGATCGAGCGACATTCGGTCGGGACGGAGGGGCCAGACGGCCACGATGCGGTCGGTACCGTCGGTCTCAAGTGACCAGTAGGCGTTGCCCCACAGCGCCAGATGCCCGACCATACACTCGCGCAGCTCGACCGAGGTCATGTACGGGTTCGGCCGCTCGTGGAGCAAGCGGTAGAGCGGATGCTCGGTCGCACGCTCGCGCCCGCCGTCGGGCGTCGTGCGATACAGGAGTAGCGGGAGCGTGCCGATCGTCTCAGCGAGCACGCGGACACAGGCGAACACGGCGATCTGTTGGAGCGAGCCCTCGACAGTGACCGGCCGCCCCGTCCACGTGTCCTCGCCAATTGCCCACGTGCGCAACCAGCCCGTCTCGGTGAGTGCGCGCCGCTCGCCGGAGCCCAGAATTCGAGCGATCAGGTTCACCGATTCGCGCCTCGCCCCACGGCGACCGCGAGCATGAGCAGGCCGATCAGTGTGACGCACAGCCACGGGTTAAGCGCCCCAAGAGAGACGGCCATCACGATGATTCCGGCCAGCGCCATGGCGTCGTTCCTGGTCAAAGCGTCACGATCCCTCGCTCTTCGTAGACTGACTTCTTGCGTTCGGGTGGAGGTTGCTGGGCCCAGTAGGAGGCGATGGCGCACGCGATCACGCCGTCGATCTTTCGCCGCGTTGTCGCGATCGGCCCCTTGGTCGAGCGCCCGGAGGCGCGGGGCTTCGTGAGGCGCCAGCCGCGCGGCTTCTGATCGGCGGTCGCATTCCCGACATGCCGCGCGAGCGGGGGATCCCCGTCGTGGACCAACTCGCCCGCCGTCACGAGCTGGAAGAGCGTCTGGCTGGCCGGGATCATGCGCGCATCCGACTGCGGGAACTCGATCATGGTGAGCCCCTCGCCCTCGAGGACCCGCGCGCTGCGGTGGAAATAGGCCGGGTCGTAAAGAAACGCGGGGCCGGGCCTCAGCTCGCCATCGACCTCGGCCGCCGGCTCGGGAAAGTCGACGAAGAGCGCTTTCAGGTGCTCCTCGACCTCGAACTCGTTCAGCTCCCACGCATCGTGCTCGGCCGTACCGGGCTCGTGCGGGTTCTCCCAGATCCTGGCCCGCACCACCGTGCGCGAGCGGGGAGGTTCGTCACTGTCGGGGGTGGCCTCGATCGGTTGGCGCTGGGCGACCACCACTGCCGTCGAGTCGTTTCGGAGTGCCACGTCGATCCCGACACTCACGGGGAGCCGTGGGTCGAGTTTCACGGTCGGGTCGGCGCATCCGTCCCACGCTCCGTGCGCAAGCCAGGCCTGCAGCGCCGTAACCCATTGGTTGAGCCGGTAGCGTCGAAAGTCGTTCTCCGTGATCCGCGTGAGCGCGACCGCGAAATCCTGGGGATCGAGCGCGATCCCGAACATCGGATTCGCGCTCGCCCAGATCTGCGGGTCGCGATAGTCGCAGTTCGACGCCGCGGGCTCTCGCCAGCGGAAGAAGTACGTTGGATCCTCGACCTCGCCGGACTCGACGCGCTTACCGTGCAAGTAGCGCCGTCCACACAGCGAGTCGAGGTCGTAGCCGGCCGTCGTGATCGCGATCAGGTACGGCTGGAGGCGGGTCCCCGAGCCCTGGGTCATCACGGTGTACAGATCGTCGCTCGGCTGCACATGCAGCTCGTCGAAGATCACCGCGTGAGGGTTCAGGCCCTCTTTGGTGTAGGCCTCGGCGCTCAAGACGCGGTAGACCCCGCCAAGCGCGGGGAACTCGATCGCGTCCTTGTAGAACTTCAGCTCGCTGGCAAGCTCGGGGCTCGCCTGCGCCATCCGCTTCGCGTCCCCGAAAACGATCCGCGCCTGATCCTTGTCGCCGGCGCAGCTATAGATCTCGGCACCCGGCTCGCCATCGGCGACCAGGAAGTACAAGGCGAGAGCCGCGCACAGGGTCGACTTGCCATTTTTTCGGGCTAGGCCTAGCAGCGCCTCACGGTACCGCCGCAGGCCGTCAGTCCGCAGTGCGAACATGTCGGCAATGTCCCGCCGCTGCCACTGCTCCAACCGCAGTGG